CCTTATGGCATGACGAGCTACTGGCCCCTCTAGAAATAGATTGCTATAGCTTCTGCAATTAGACCCACCTTAGCCTCCGAAGGAGAAATCCTTGGTCAAGCCAATCCATACCTTATCAGTATGAGATAGTATTGCTATTGTAGTAAGACTACAGTGATATTACTAAGTGTATTAATTTCAAGCGTCGCAACTTGGAACGTAAAGAGTGTGTTAGCAGCTCATTCTACGACCAATTAAAAGAACGTAATATCGCGATTACCTCAATAAAATTAAGCTACTAAAATATTTAATATACTTAACCTATTGTGGCGATCGAAGGTAGCGACTAAAGAATTTATAACTCTTCCTGAGTTAAAGTCCTTTTATCGTTTACCAGCGATAATCACGTCATCAAAAGGTATAGTTAGCGCCCTTAAGCTGCTAAATAGCCGAATTGTCAAACTTGTCGAAACAAGTGGGTGGACATTCTGCTTCCTTTATTTAAAGGAAGTAGTCCGTCTTACAATTCGTGCTCTCTCGGGTCAACCTGAAGCTTGTTGGAATAATTCAATTCCTCGAGTTAAGAGAGACTCGACCGGCCTTCCAACTATAATCCCATTATCACTCCGAATAGCTTTTCGAAGCTACAAAGAGAATATTGGTATAGTTAGAGTTACACTTTGTATACTTTCCGTATACCGTGTCTTTAAAGTGCCTGTCAAACCCGATTTGGATTCGATCATTCGACCCTTTGAAGGTCTAGCATCCACTTTTCCTTGCTTAAGGATCAGTAAAGCTTTAAAGATGTTAGATTTACGGGCTATAAAGTTTTCTTCATTTAGAGGTTTCATCTCAGAAGCCGCTGGACCAAATACGAAGTTTTCTACGTGGGGTGCTACAATAGATGCATTAGCATTTATTGAGTATCCAAGACAATTTGTAACTTTTGTTCAAATTGCTCTTTTAACGAGAAGTTTTCAGTATTTAGCACTGTTCTTAACAATAATTATATTGTATGGACCAGTTTATATCCTAGCAAGAACTTTTGGGGTGATAACTCCTTTGAGAATGGGTAAACTTTCGGTTGTCTATGACCAAGCCGGAAAAGCCAGAATAGTTGCAATAACTAACTGGTGGATCCAACTTGCTTTAAAACCATTACATGATTCTATCTTTTCTGCTTTACGTAAAGTATCGCATATAGATGGTACATTTGATCAAACAGCACCGCTTCTTCGTTTATACAAAGAACGTGATGTTCGTTACAAATTCTCATGTTTTGATTTATCATCAGCAACTGATCGTCTTCCCTTAACCTTACAGGTAGATATACTTAATGCTTTAGGCGTTAGAGGAGATCTATGGTCTCGATTATTAAATTTTCCTTGGGCCATTCCTGGAGAACTGCACAAACTTAGTCATAAGTATGTGTCGAACTTCATGAAGACAGGTAATTTGTATAAAGTTCGTGAAGAACAATATATAAAATATTCTGTTGGTCAACCTATGGGAGCCTACTCGAGCTGGGCGATGTTAGCTGTAACACATCATGTTATAGTTCAAATTGCCGCGGTATCGTGTGGTTTCAAAGTTAATACTTTTAAACACTACTGTATACTGGGTGACGACATTGTTATTAATAACGATAGAGTCGCTGCGGTTTACTTACAACTAATGGAAACATTAGGCGTTAAGATTAACGCTAGTAAGTCAATCATCTCATATGATGTGGTTGAATTTGCGAAACGTTGGTTAACTCCGGCAGGAGATATTTCACCATTAGGTCCAGGTAACATCCTGAACTGTATGAGAAATAACGCTGCTTTGGGTAGTTTATTGTATGAAGCGCATAGCAAAGGATATCTAGATAATCCAGGCTCTGTTTTGAATCTATTACCTAATATGCCGGGTACTTATACTCAGCATATGGCATTAGCTCTTAATACCATGTTCGGTCTCACTGGATGTTTTCATCCCCAAAGCCAACTAGACACAAGTGTGTTGAGTTGGTGTTCTTATGGGTTGTTAAACGATCCAATGGTGATCCGTTATTCATTTTATAATGGTTTATTACAAACCCTTATAACTGAATTACGTGATGCACTTAAGACCAACGATGATAACAATGAGAAGTTCCTTCGAACTGCTCATCGTATCACTGGTGTTAGAACTAAAACTCTTAGATTCATAGAGTTGACTTCACTTTGGTTAAATCCAGCGTTCTACTTATATGTGCGTGACCACCTTCGGGCGGAAACGGAGATACAAGAAGAAATGTCCTTTCTATTTTCGAGTAGATCAGGTTCATGGGATGATATCAAAATGATAGCAGAACGTAGTCCGCAGATTGTCCCTGCACTCCTTAAATGGGGTACAGCGAACAACCGGAAAGCTGCCAAAGACTTCGGGAAGTTTTATCGTAAACTGGATGCAAATATTATGCATACAGCTCAAGATATGCTTACGATGACCGGGGCAGACGGGACTAATATATACTAATTATGACACCAACACTTGACGGTGATCTCTCTGAAATATTGAGACGACGCTTTCATTAAGATCCCGAAAGGATCTGTTGGTAAAGTGATTATTGCACTTTGCTAGCTAGTCAAGCTAGTGCGGACTTAAAACATCATAAAG